TTGTTTCATCATAGCATTTATCGCTGCACCTCCTGTTGATATCGACGGGATTAGGGAACCAGTTGCTGGTTCATTAATGTATGGAAACAACATCATCTCTGGTGCTGTTGTCCCTTCAAGCAACGCTATTGGATTACACTTCTATCCCATCTGGGAAGCTGCATCACTCGATGAGTGGTTGTATAATGGTGGTCCATATCAGTTAGTAGTATTCCACTTCCTCATTGGTATCTGCGGATACATGGGTAGACAGTGGGAGTTATCATACCGTTTAGGTATGCGTCCTTGGATCTGTGTAGCATACTCAGCTCCTGTGTCTGCTGCCTTCGCTGTATTCCTTGTGTATCCTTTCGGACAGGGTTCATTCTCTGATGGTATGCCTCTAGGTATATCAGGGACATTCAACTTTATGTTTGTCTTCCAAGCAGAGCACAACATATTAATGCACCCCTTCCACATGGCAGGTGTAGCAGGTATGTTTGGTGGAGCACTCTTCAGTGCTATGCATGGGTCACTTGTTACATCTTCTCTAATCAGAGAGACTACCGAGCAAGAGTCTCAGAACTATGGTTACAAGTTTGGTCAAGAAGAAGAGACCTATAACATTGTTGCTGCTCATGGATACTTCGGACGTTTAATCTTCCAGTATGCATCATTCAACAACAGTCGAAGTCTTCACTTCTTCCTTGCTGTTTTTCCTGTCGTTGCTATCTGGCTCACCTCAATGGGCATATGCACGATGGCATTCAACCTGAATGGATTTAACTTCAACCAGAGTATCTTAGATGCTCAAGGTAAGGTGGTCCCGACATGGGCTGACGTGCTTAACCGTGCCAACCTAGGTATGGAAGTAATGCATGAGCGTAATGCTCACAACTTCCCGCTAGACTTGGCGGCACTTCCTGAAGATGGATTGCCTACTCGTATCGCACTCACTGCTCCTGCGGCAGTTGGATGAAGCTGAAGAGACCATTAAAACACTGCAAGTTATCCCAGATGAAATTCTTTTACTGGGATGAGTTGCCAGATGACGATTCACATGATACAATAAGAGGGTCACAACGACCCTCTTTTTTATGGTATATTTTATTGGTCTGTTAATAGTATGTGCTATCATCGGTTCGGTATATTACCTAAGACTTTATAATCCTCATTGATATGGCAGACAAACCGATACCAGGATCTTACATAGATACACAGGGCATGGGTGGTCCCATGTCTCCAGAAGACGCAGCGAAGTTTAAGAATACTAAACGAGAATACAAACCTGCTACGGTAAGACCAAGAAGAATACATACCCCTGAGATTGCAAGGGAGTTAAAGATTCTTATCAATGAAGTGTTAGATGAGCGTGAGTATAAGAGAAGGATGGCAGGGGCATATGATAATGTCAAACCATTACCTGTATCTTACTTCGACACTATACACTTCGAACATACAGTAATAGAAGAAGAACCACCCTATGAAGACTGGAGTCAACCCTATGATCAATCAACCAATCCATGAAGGTAAAGTAAAGTCAGTCTATGATGTGCCTGGTGATCCATCACGTGTCACCATGCTATTCCACGACAAGGTTACTGCATGGAATGGTGAGAGGACAGAGTATCCTAAAGATAAGGGTGCTACTTGCTGTCTTATATCTGCACTCCTCTTTGAATTGATGGAGAAGAATGGTATCAAGACTCATTTCATTGACTGTCCATCACTCAATCAGATGTTGTGTAGGAAGTTAACTATCATTCCAGTGGAAGTTATCTGTAGGAACATAGCAGCAGGTAGCATCGTAAAGAATACTAACATCACAGAAGGACAGATGATTCAACCACCTATCGTTGAGTATTTCCTGAAGGATGACAGTAGGAATGACCCATTACTCACAGAGGATAGAGTAAGACTAATGGGTATCAATCCTGAACCACTTGCAGTTATAACAAGAGATGTCAACTACCAATTACAAACCCTCTTTACCCTTTGTGGTATTGATATCGTTGATTTTAAGCTTGAATTTGGTCACGATGCTCATGGTGATCTATACCTTGCTGATGAGTTGAGTCCAGATAACATGAGACTATGGAAGAAGGACACTCGTGAGAGATTTGATAAGGATTTGTTTAGGAAAGATGAAGGAGATATAGTAGAAGCATACCGATATATACTTAATCAACTCAAACAATTCACCTAAATATTCCGTAAGGATTAATATAGTATGGGTGCTCAGAATATAAGAGACTTAGTTGCTAGGTGTTATGTAGGGATGGGATCTCTACTGGCACCTAATTCTCTTGATCAATTAAACCCATACACCCCAACGGTTAACGCAGCAGTGCAGCCTGTAGCGTCAGACCCTGCTGCTATCATTAGAGAGTTGGTTGGTAGATGCTACGAGGCTACCCCTCCATTGATGCCAAACCCACTCGACCAATTAAACCCACCACCTGTCGTGGTACCAGTGGTCCCAGACCCTGTACCTACCCCCTCAGAGGTCATACAGACGTTGGTTGGGAGATGCTACCCAGATTTACCTACCCTTGAGAAAATACCTGATGAGGTGGATGCTGGAGGTGACTGGACCATCTGTGATGTAACAGACCAGATAGATTGGGCAAGGAAATTTGTTGACTTAGATATCGGTAAGATTATTGTTAAGACACCTGACCCTAACGACCCTAGTGGTTTTGTTAGGTGGGATGGTAGTCAGTGTGAGGAGGTGTTGAAATATAGAAGACTGAATCAGATTAAATCAGTAGGTGATGGATGGTGGGAGCATATCACCACGGGTGAGAGATATTACTGTGATGATACTAACTGGACACCAGATATTAAGTGGGAGAATTGTGTAAGGACTGCACTAGAGTGTATGTTTAGACCTTACATCGGAGGTAAGTGGACACCACCTAAGGCAGACTGTGATTCACATTACAATAAAGGATGGAGTGCTAACAGGGATGAGGTATGTATTGCTAACTGTTTTCCAGATAGGATAGCAATCTATGAGTCTTCAACTGCTAATGATAATGCATATCATACGACAGCTACACCACCAGCAGGATACACACTCACCAGTAGCACACCAGCATTTTATATCCTAAAGAATGAAGAGGGAGATAAGACTGCACCACTATTCAAGTACTACTCAGGGACTAACAACGATACCTTCTTGACTATCAACCCAGGTCAACCTGATTCTCCTGGCAATGGTGAGAGAGCAACCATGAATGCTAGTGGCATGGTATTTGTTGACACTCTTGGTCATGTATTTCCTAGTGCTACTAACGCAACAAGTTACCTAGCAGATGGAGAGACCGCTAAGCCACTGCATAGATTCTTCCAGACATCTCCATTCAATCACAAGTATATGATTGATGCTGACGTGGAGGGGATGAGACCAGAGAGGACAGATAGATGGTGCTATAGCATCCCTCAGAAGTGTAGTGCTGACCTCAACATACTATTAGACTGTGAGCATGGAGCAGCAGGGTATGACAACGCACTTGGATTCTACCTAGCAAATGATTCAGGACCACAGTATGGTGTCATTGTATGCTCATCAGCTAAGGGTGGTCAGGTAATGGAGGAGGTTAATATTAGTAATAACCTGTTGCAACAGTATGGTAATGGGTCTATGGGATTCTTCTTGATACCTAATGGTGCTAGTGTTAATTCACTCAGTCTTGGACAGACTGTAACCTTTAGTGCTCAGAGTGATGGATTCAGAGCAGTAGGACTCAGCTCATCACAGGGCAACTACTGTATGTTTAGTGATAGATTCTGGAATCCTGCTGACAAAGACTATACTGTATGGCATGGCACATCACATCAGATGTGGGAAGACTTACTCAATGGTGATGATGACTACGATGACCTGAAGTTCTGGCACAATGTTAGATGGGCTTATAATGGTTGGATATATGAGGGTATAGCAGGGTATGTCTATGCTAAGGCAGCACCAGAGAAAGTAATGAGGAAGTTGACGAGGGGTAATGAATGTGATGGTAGGTTACTAGCGTCATCCTTTAAGGATATAACCATGAGACGACTGGACTGTGGCACAAACTTACCTACAATAGAGTCCAACTCAATGGACCATGAGTGTGGTCAATGTAGTGGAGGTTACTCAGTCAAGTTGAATAACCTACAGACTATTGAGGTTAAGAAGAGTGCTACCTTTAAGGTAGTAAGTCTGGGTGGTATCACTGGTGGTCTTGAAGCAGACTGCTTGAAATTCACGCTGAGGTTTGCCAAGAATGGCCAGGATCAATTCAATAAACAATTTACTTGTAAGTATTGGCCCAAGATAGGTCAAGACTTAGTTGATGGTCTGTCTGTATCGGTGGTGCCAGGTGATACAGTTACCCTAGAGTTAGTAAGCATTGATATTGGACCACATACAGGATACATTGCACCTTCCTTGGGATTGTATGCTGAAGAGGAAGGAAACTTTAGTGACATGGTAAGTCTACAACTAGGTACAGGAGCACATGATGACACCATTGGGTCTACGATGGGTGGCACAGTGACTAACCCTCTAGGCACTTCTCTTGGTGCAGTCGAAGGATTTGCTATGCAATTCCGTCCTAGTCTCAAGGAGTCTGATGAGTGGCAGCCTGGTGCTAAGGCAGCAGAGACATGGTTGGAAGATGATGTACCACAGGATGAGTATCCATGGACTAATGTCTGGGCGAGTGGTGCTGCTGTCCCTATGCATGGGTCACTTCAAGCTAACCCTGACATTCCAGGCAACACTAGGACATTCAATAATGGTTTGATGCCTAACATTCCTGGAGGATATATTGATACAGGATATGTTTATGATGGCAATGAGTATTACCTTGACAGTATCCTACCTACTCTTAACTATAGGAGACAGACAGGTAACTACAATCACTTCCTAGAGGAGCACTTAGTAACCCGTTACGAAACGTTAAGTGGGACACCAGTATCACAAACGATTAGAGAGGCAGCACCTACTGCATTCGCCATGGTCACGAGACCGTGGTATGACTTAGGTCTCCAGAGTTTTGGTACATCTTTTAATACTGCTGTAGATAATACATGGGATGGAAGCAAGCAAGCACCTAACATTCGTGATACATACTACTCACCATGCACATTTATTCACGACTATATACTAGACAGCACCGCTGGGTCAGGAGCTGCTAACATAGCAGATGCCTGTAAGGTAAGGGTTGGCATTACATTTTATCCTGTAGTTACTAACGTTACACAGGCAGCAGGTAGTAGGACTGTCCACTACTGGCAAGCAATGATACATGTGTTAAGTGTTGTTAACGCTGGCGCAGGTTACACTGAAGGACAGAAATTCGTGCTACACTGGCCTCCTATCAGAGATCCAAAGACTGAAGACGCATCTGCTAGTCCATACTATCCAGACCAAGAGTCAGGGTTTGCTATGCCTAACACACCAGTCGTTAGTTGGTATGAGGACTCTTCGATGGTCAAGAGAATGGTCAAGGAGGCAGTTTACATGGAGTCACACAATAAAGACTCCGTTATATGGTATACTTCTACTGACAAGAATGAATTCCGTGTCAGATTCTCAATCATTATCACAGAGACTACTTAACTATGGGAAAAGGTTTCAGCAGTGCCGAGGCATCAGCAGAGAGATCACTTGAAAGGTCTACTAAAGAGCTGAAAGCACTTCGTAAAGTCATCGAACAATATAAAGACGATCCTAAGGGTCGTGTTAAGATGATGAAGAAGATGAAAAAGTATTGGCGTAGTCCACTAGCGACCATCAAGTCGTTGGATTACAAACCACAAGGTAAAAACTGGGAGTTAGATCCCACCGTAGCAGCAGACCTTAAAGCGGTCACTGAATACGTTGACCCAAGGAATCAGGAGGACGAACCAGAAACTGTCCTAACCTCCGACCAAGAGTCAGAACTTCGTGATAAGCTAACCAAAACCAACGAGGCGAATGATTAATCTCGATGAGAAGTTTCACAACTACCTAGGTAGTAGCAAGACTTTTAGAATAGATGGGGTGCAGGAACCCGTAAAGGGATACGGGTACCACTGTGATGGCAATGACATCACGGGTTACTATGTAATGACCACTAACTATAAGCTCTACTACAATCTCAACGAGCAATTCATTAAGATGGAGGCACTAGCAGAACTGGCACACACCCCTTGACGGTTTCCCGAAAGTCTGCTATTATAAATACCTTAACATAACTTAAACGAAGGACTCGAAATTATCGTAACCCTGCGTAGAATGTTAAAAAGATTTCCATGTCGAGGAAGTCTATCATCCGCAGGTCTTTTTATGTACTTGCGAGACAGTCAACTACTATTATGTCTATTAAATCAACAATCGCAGCACTAGCTGCATCACCATTTCTACTCGCTGGAGCCGCTTTTGCTGGTCCTTATGTGAATGTAGAAGCTAACGTTTCGTATCCTGATGGAGATTATTCCACAGCAACAACCGACGCTCACGTTGGTTACGAAGGCGGAGAAGGCAAGTTTGGATACTATGTCCAAGGTGGCCCTGCATTCGTTGCTAAGGACGGAGCTGATACCGAGACAGAATTGTCTGGTAAGGTTGGAGTATCAATCGCTGCTACAGAATCCTTCGGTCTTTACGGAGAACTCTCTGGCATCACTAACGAAGACACATCTGGCGACGGAATCGTCGATTGGGGTGCTAAGTTGGGTGGTAAGTTCACTTTCTAAGCGACAAACCATATCATATATAAAGGGTCACTTCGGTGACCCTTTTTTTCTCTTTACTTGTAACTATGGCAAAATCACCAGGCAACACTGCAATCTACACTAGACCAGGGTGTGCATTCTGTACAAAGATTAAGGAAGTTTACAAATCTAAGGGGTGGGGCTTTGCAGAATACACTTTAGATGTTAACTTTACTAGAGAGCAATTCAAACAAGAATTTGGTCAAGGTGCTACCTTTCCTCAAGTTATCATTGCGGGACATAAAATGGGTGGATGCACCGAAACTGTTAAATACCTCCGAGAAAATACGTACTTATGATAGTAATGGATTCAACCGAAGAGCTTTACACACTCATCGACCGAGCTATTGATGAAGCAATGTTTAATCAACGCTTCATGTTTAAGATGTATGATTACCTCAAGTCAAGTAAGTGGACACGTAAAGCAACGGGTGAATTGATTGACTCATCATCGATGGGTGAATTAAAGCAGGAAGTCACAGACTTAAATGCTTACATCAAAGGTGGCGACACTTACATACGTGAGGCATATCATCACATACCTAAGCCAAAGGCGAGGAAGATACGTGACTATTTCCAGAGCATGATTGATGATGCGAGTCGTTACTACGACACTCGTAAACCTGGAAGACCTCGTAAAAGATCTACTAAATAAAAAAAAGCAGAAGGAGAATGCACATGGAGTTATCTTTTCTATACATTTCTTTCTTCTTGACAATCGGAAGTTTTCTGCTAGGATTCATAGTGTCATGGAATTTAAAACATGTCTATGATGAGTGGAAAGCAAGGGCAGAGTATGCAGCAGTCGTCATGCACCCAGAGATGGAGATGGACGGAGTGCCTGTTGACCCTTCCGAGTTACTCTACTTGCGTATCTCTGATGAAGATGATACAATAGATGAAGATGAAGATTAACCTGTTAAAATCGATATGAAACTGATGATTTCTGAGGTGCTTCAGAAAGCACATAATGCTAAGACCAAAGCAGCAAAGATTAAAATCCTTAAGGAGAATAATACTCCAGCATTGAGGATGATATTCGTTGCTAACTTTGATGATAGTTTAACCACTCGTTTACCACCAGGTGAGGACATCCCTTACCGTAAGAATGAGGCACCTATAGGCACTGAGCATACCTTGCTGGAGAAAGAAGCAAGCAAACTATACTACTACTTCAAGGGTGGTGCAGATAACCTTTCCTCTATGAAGATAGAGAATATGTTTATCAGACTACTAGAAGGACTGCATGAGACTGAAGCAGAGGTAATTGTTAAAGCAATCAATAAGACATTGCACAAGAAGTATAGGATTACTAAGGCAGTAGTCACTGAGGCATTCCCATCAATCAAATGGGGTATCAGAAGTAGAGACTAATGAAGTTTACTGATGAGCAAGTCGCCACAATCAATGCATCTGGTTGTGGATGCCGAGTGATCGCTACAGGTATCACACCTGATGCAGCAGAGGACAAGCATCTACCTACTAACTCATACCTTATGGAGTTGGAGAAGGATGGTCAGCAATGGTTTGATATAGTAATGGGTGGCACTGTTGCCATTTTTGATTGCTATTATGACACATTTGGTCACTGTGTGAAGAAAATGACCTATACTAAGGGAGCAAAGAGTCCTGGGATGTATAATCCTAACCCTAAGCCACCTAAACAACCAAAGAAACCACCAAGGAGGGAGTGATGCCAGTCTATCGTGATTATGAAATCCGTATCAACTTCAATGAGTTGGTTGAGACACGGATTCCAGTATGTAATTCATTAAACAAAGACCACTGCCTTACTGAAGAGCAA